CATTGAACTCGCACCACACACTTCCCAATCTTGTTCGTTGTCAAGCATCACGTGAACCATGTCCACTTCGTACTTGTCAACCAACCATGCCTTCTCATAGAAGGGCGAGTACTGGTGCCAGTCCTCAAGATCGTATGCGAGTTCAATGTTACCTAGATTATCGTATGTGGTCTCAATATCCACAGGTTCTACAAACGCAGCTTCCATGTGGATATTGATCCCGTTGAGTTGGAAGATTTCGTTTAGTTGTCGGACGTATCCGAACACTCTACGTCTATCCATACGGTCATCCATATACACACCTAGTCGTATAGTATTAACGCCCGGCCTGTACACCATTTCAAAGTCACTGTAGTTGGATTCCATACCCATACAGTTCTCGTAATTGACTACATTACACTCAATGTAGTCGGCTTCAACGTAGTCCAAATCTTCCTCACTTTTTTAGGCAATGGAAATGAATTTATCTTCACCGGACTTATTATCTTGAGGCAAGAAAGACTCAAGAGTCCAAGGGAATCTACCGTTCTTCTTATGAAAATCAGCAGCGGCTAAGATCGACTTTTCAATCTCATCGATACTCTTTATCATATCCTTACGCACATCCTGAACAGTCTTACCTTCCTTTGGTGGTTTAACGTGCAAGTTGAAGTAAGATTCTGATCCATCCTTCAAGAAATGTTTCATTGCTTGTGGGATAAACTCAATCTCATATCCACTCAACACCGTAGCACCACGCTTCTTACGTGCCACATCATACTCAAACTTGAGTTTGTACTCAGGGTCACCATTTTCATAGTTACTTGAATTACCCAAGAAGGCCTTCGCTTGATCAAAGGTGTATGTTGTGATGTCACGATATGCACCAGAGTTGTTTACCACCTTGTTGATGATAGCAGTCTTAGTGTTACCATGTTTATGTGCCGCAACTTCTTCGACGTATTCTCTAATAGAGTCTTCGTCGTTTGGAAGTTCACCAACCTCAATCAGTTCCATGATGATGTTTGCAATCTCATCACCCTTAGAACTTTTGGCTGGTAACTTGTCGTTCTCAACCAACTGTAGAGTACGGACGGACTTTAGGAAAGGCACACCGTCTACACCAAACTTGTATACGTCATAAACGTACAATTCGAACATGCACTTCAGAATGGCATACTGACGGTGGAAACCAAATACGAGTTCGTACTTGTACGTCTTTCCGTTAATAACCTTCGGACGTTCATATCGCATGACGCCAGGCACAGTTTCAGAAGGATCGACTCCTTTACTCAAACTGGCTTGCAACTGCAAGATGTGTTCTTGATCTAGTTTGGTACGAACCGCATTACGTGCTATACCCTCACTTAAAAGTGGGATGTACACATCACGTGGATCGATTTCGATGGTGTCAACTAACTGTGAACCAGTAGCGACGATTGGTTTGCGTGTAAGGTCTTCCTTACGAATTGGTCGTAATTTCATTACTTTCTCCTGTTTGATAAACTGACTCACCAACACCAAAACGGTAGATCGGCCGCAGCATCATACTATTATATAGTCATCTTATGATGTCTATGTCCTCTGCGTTAGTATTCCAAGTCTCCACAACGGAACGCAGTCTACCGTCTGACTTCAAAGACTCGTATCGTTTACCTGCTTTCTTACGCCACCATTCGATGAGGTTCTCAAGTTCGAAACGATCAAAGTTATCTTTCTTAACAAGAGTATCAGTCTTTAGGTTAAGAAAGTCGGGTACATTCTCATACCCGTATGTTGAATAGAAGGAACGTTTCTTTTCAGTAAGTCCCTTTGCATCTAAAAAGGTCTGACAGAACTTCGCATATGCACCCTCATCATGTTGTTTGAGAGAGGATTTGATGATAGATGCCATCTTAGTCTGAGTCTTCAACTTGCGTGAAGATGCGTCAGCTGGTACTAAGAATTCTCCGCCGTTCCTTTCCCTAAACCAATCATTAAGTTTACGGAAGTTATCATCATTAATAAGCGGTGCGAAGTTTGAGTCTGTCAGACCGTTAAACCTCAAAATGGGTTTCATGCCATCGTACATAGACGATGACTTGGATGACCCATACAGAGAAGTAGTTTCGAACATACAAATGTTCGCATCGTACTTCTTGTTCAGTGCTTCACGCACTGTGTGGGAACAACAGATGGCTGCAAGTAACTTACCGCCAAGATAGTTGAACCCGAATGGTTGTGTGGGTACAATGTTGAACCCCATAATCACTGACTTGTTGAACCTTGACATTACTTCAGGGTTCATCGTGTCTAGTGGTTTACCCAACCATTCATTACGTGGACGTGAGTTAATGGTTGGTGATCCAAATCGAATCATACCCATAACCATGCCCGTGTTCTTTTCCTTAACTAACCACAGCATTTGTTTGCCGGGGATTGAAGACTCTACAGGTGCAGACGTAGTAATCTCCATATATGACATGAACTGATCCTGTTTACACGGGGATACAACAAACTCCATATCATTCGGGTGCATGTCAAACTTGTCAAAGAGATCATTCTCAGGCCCCATGCCAGGCAGTGCAAATGGAAAAGTCTCCATACGCTCTAGTTTAATTTTACGCATGTAGTCATCGATGCGATCAAAATTCGCAAAGAAGTCTGTGAATACACCAGCGGCGTAACATGCGTCTTTCTCAGATAAAATCATAAGTTCCTCTCATTACTGCGTATTATATAGCATTTGCATAGGGGTTGTCAAGCGTATAAATAGAAGAGTGACCACAGGAGATAATTATGGCGACTGTTACGACTAACAAAAACTACTTACAACCTAGTGGGTTTTCGGTTTCTATTGAAAGAACCAACTACCCGAATCTACAATATTTTGCACAGAGTATAACACACCCTGGCGCCTCTGTCAACCCTGTTGAACTGCCGGGCCGTAGAATAACGTCACTGCCTTTTGCGGGTGACAAGATCACCTATGGTGAATTGCAAGTAGACTTTATTCTTGATGAGGATATGGAGTCTTACTTAGAGATGCAAAACTGGTTGGAAAGAATGGTCAATGACGGAAACGTATCAACCGCACACGCATTGCAACACGGTCTAGTAGCAACCTTCGCAGACATCACGGTCACCATCCTAACCAGTCACAACAACGCCAATAAAAGGATCAAGTATAAAAACTGTATCCCAACAAACGTAGGTTCTTTTGAAATGAACGCCAGTCAAAACCAGACCTATATAACATACACCTCTAGTTTTAGGTTTGATACATTTGAGATAGTTTAGTATGTTGACTCGTTATGATATTAAGAACAAAGAAGTTCTTGACATCTTGGAAAAATTCAGGTATACTTTTATAGATGAACTCCCGACTAAACACCTAGTCGAAGGACGTGGCCAAGAGATGGATCGTGATTACTATCTGTCTGATGTTTTTAGGGATAAGATTATCAATCAGGGTAGAGACCATTCCGGTGTTGCTGATAGAGGGTTTCTTCATTTTATGAAACCCGAAAAACTTGTTGTCGAAGGTGAGTATGCAGACCGATATAAAAATGCATGGAGAACACTGGACACTGAGATCAATACTCTGCTTGGATCAAGATATAGTGCATTGAGTTCATTGTATCCACCCAAGGGATGGATTGGATGGCATAACAATGCAGACGCTTGTTCCTACAACCTAGTCTTTACTTGGTCGGAGACAGGAGATGGTCAGTTCATACAGTATGACAGAGAAACAAAACGTAATGACATACTGAAAGATAAAAAAGGATGGTCTTTAAAGGCCGGATATTTTGGTAATTATGATGATGATAAATTAGTATATCATTGTGCAAAAACTGAGTGTTGGAGAATGACCTTGAGTTACGTCTTTAACAAAACTCATTATGATTACTGGAAGGATTGTATAGATTTTATTACTGGAGAATAATTATGTTAGACCTTGAGTCTATTTTGAATGAATGGAAAACCGATGCGGAAATTGACAGATATAAACTAGATGATACCTCTATAGAGACATCGAAGTTACATGCAAAATATTTGCAGTACCTATCTCTTACCAAGTTACAACTAAAACGTGCTGAACATTCCCAACGGAATCTGTTCAAAGATAAGTTTATGTATTACGAAGGTAAGATGTCCCAAGAGGATATCAACAGTAAAAACTGGCAGTATGACCCCTTTGAGGGTAACTTACCGACTAAAGCCATGAAAGAGAAAATGGCTGATGCGGACACAGACATCCAGAAGTCAGAAGAGAAAGTAGAGTACCTTAAAGTTACTATAAGTACTCTAGAGGAAATCATTCAGACTTTGAGATGGAGACACTCTACCATCAAGAACATTATAGATTGGAGAAGACTTGAATCCGGCGGATAACACTATAAGAGTTAAGATGCTTAATAACTCTTACATGGCAGTAGAATCTAACCCTTCACAAGAACAAGAGTTACGTGAGTACTTCTCTTTCTTTGTGCCGGGCCATAAGTTCATGCCTGCCTTTAAGAGACGCCAGTGGGATGGTAAGATCAAACTCTATAATCAAGTCACCAAACAGATTCATGTCGGTCTGTATAATCAACTGCGTAAATTTTGCGGAGACCGATTCTATCCCCTACAGATCATAGACTCCTATGAATGGGGAACACCAAATGCAAGGAACAAGATATCCCACCCAGACTTGGTGAAGTTCCTTGGAAACCTCAAAGCACCTTTCGAACCTTACGACTATCAGTACGAGGCCGTTTCTCACAGTATCGAAAACAAACGTGCGATTCTACTGTCACCCACAGGTTCCGGTAAGTCATTCATCATCTATAATGTAATGAGATGGATTGAGAAAAACGAGAATGGAAAGATTCTTGTTGTAGTACCAACAACCTCTCTGGTAGAACAGATGTATAAGGACTTCAGAGACTACGGGTATGACGTAGAGAATCAGTGCCACATGATCTACTCAGGTAAGGACAAGACTACCGATAAGAGAATAATCATATCGACGTGGCAGTCTATTTACAAATTCGGTAGAGAATGGTTCGAAGACTTTCATTGTGTTTTTGGAGATGAAGTCCATTTATTCAAGGCAAAATCTTTGGGCACACTTATGGATAAGTGCGTCAATGCCAGATACCGGATCGGTACTACGGGTACACTTGATGGTACTGAAACAAACAAACTTGTACTTGAAGGTCTTTTCGGGCCCGTGTTCAAGGTCACCACCACAGTAAAACTGCAAGAGGATAATCAACTCGCAGACTTAGATATCAAAGTATTGTTACTGAGATATCACAATGACGAATGCGTCAAAATGAAAGGCAAAACCTACCAAGAAGAAATTGAATATATAGTAACTAATGATAAGAGAAATCAATTCATAAAGAGGCTTACTCTGGATCAAGAAGGCAACACTCTGGTGTTGTTTCAGTTTGTAGAGAAACACGGTAAAGTTCTATATGACCTAATAAAAAAAGAATCTGAGAAAGATCGAAAAGTATTTTATGTGTCCGGTGAGGTCGATGCCTCAGATAGAGAACAGATACGTGGTATCGTAGAGGGACAAAAAAATGCTATCATCGTTGCAAGCCTTGGAACTTTTTCTACTGGGATTAATATTAGGAATCTCCATAATATTGTCTTTGCTTCTCCAAGTAAATCACAGGTTAAGGTACTTCAGTCTATCGGAAGAGGGTTACGAAAAAGTGACAATGGGGTTGCTACTAACCTTTATGATATATCAGATGATCTACATTGTAGAGGTTATCGAAACTTCACTCTGAAACATTCCGCTGAAAGAATAAAGATATATAGTAGAGAAGGTTTTAAATACAAAATCTTCCCAATTAATCTAAAAGGATAAGTCATGATTAAACAACTTAAGTTGACAACTGGCGATGAAGTAGTATGTGAAGTTTTAGAAGACGATGAATTCGAAATTCCTGTACGCAATGCGTTACGTCTAATTTCCAAGGAAGTTGACGGATACAAATACTACACGTTTAAGAATTTTATGGTCTATCAAGACCGCCCCGAATCCGTAAGTGTTATTCGTGCGGAACATATCGTTTCGTATGCAAACCCACCGGAAGATTTGCAACTTGAATGGGAGAAGGCTCTAGAAGAAATGTATGCGGAGACTTCGAATAAATCACTTGACTATGAGATGGAGATGCGTGACTCAGGTTCTAATGTAGTTAATTTTCCGAAAGGGCCTCAAATTCATTAGGTGTATATTCACTTTCCCGCAGAGGAGCTCTTATTATATCATGGATTTTTAAATCTGGCAAGCACTAAATGATAATTATTGAAGATTTCGTAAAACACCTAGATGAAGTGCTTGAGTTTGCAGATAGTCTGCCTTACTACACTTGTGAAGAAGCTCCTCAGGCGGGAAGGTTCAAAGGACTCCGGACACTAAATGTGGCCGACATGAGTGACTTGACTGAAGATATATATGACGCCATTGGAAGGAAACCTAAGTCTCTCTATTTTCATAAACACGATGGTGATCCGGATTGGGAACCTATAGTACACAGAGATAAATATGATCACGCTGGAGTTATATACTTGCGTGGCGGAAAGGGATGTGGTACTGAGGTAGATGGTGTTGTCCATGAGTACAAGACTGGGAAACTTATTCAGTACAATGGGAACGACTTACATAGACCCGAAGGCTTCCCTATAGATAGATTGGTAGTTACATTTTTTTGTTGAGGATATTATGATTACAGGATTTACTGCGAGTACGTTTGACTTACTTCATGCTGGTCATGTCTCTATGTTAAGAGAAGCCAAGGATCAGTGTGACTACTTGGTTTGTGCTCTACAAGTTGACCCTTCCTTAGATAGACCCGAAAAGAATCCGCCTGTACAGACGTTGGTTGAAAGATGGACGCAACTACAGGCGATTAAATACGTCGATGAAATTATTCCCTATCAAACAGAACAGGACTTGGAAGATATTCTTAAAATGTTTGACTTTGATGTAAGAATCATAGGTGCGGAATATAAGGATAAGACATTCACAGGCCGTGCAACGTGTGCTGCTCGTGGTATTGAAATTTATTTTAACCGAAGAGACCATAGGTTTTCTACATCTGACCTACGCCGAAGGGTTTCTTCACTTGCCATACCTACCCCCACTAAGGTATAATACGTGAAATTTAGGAGTATTTTGTGACTAAACCAAAAATCAAACCAAAAGATAAACCACATTACGTTAACAACAGACAGTTCTCTGAAGCTGTTGTTGAGTATTGTGAACGAGTAGACTGGTGTAAAAAGAAGGGTGACCCCAAACCTATTGTACCAAACTACGTAGCAGAATGTTTTCTCAAGATTGCGGAGGGACTTTCCCATAAGGCCAACTTCGTCCGGTATACCTATCGTGAAGAGATGGTGATGGATGCAGTGGAGAACTGTCTGAAGGCGATTGAGAACTATGATATCAAGACTGCAACACGTACCGGACTACCCAATGCGTTTGCTTACTTCACACAAATATCTTGGTATGCATTCTTGCGTAGGATTCAGAAAGAGAAGAAGCAACAGGATATCAAGATGAAGTATATCACTGAAGCTGGTGTAGAAGCATTCCTTGATGGTCACAGCGATCAAGAAAGAGATTTCTCTAATGTCATTCCATTCGTAGAAACCCTACGTTATCGTATTGATCAAGTGAAAGGCGCTGATGCGGAATTCAAAGAATATGTAAATGAACAGAAGAAGCGTAAACGCAGAACTGTCAAAGTAGACTCAGACCTAACGGATTTTTTGGTAGATGATAAAAACCCTAGTTGATAGTGAATATGTAGAGACGGTTGTTCCCAAGGATGTAATGAATGCGGTCAAGTTGGAATCCGTACACTACGAAGATTTAAAACCCTACAACAGTAAACTTGCTGGTAATATCAAACGAGAGTATGTACTAGAAAGTTGCCGTGGTTATGTTAGGGACTACGTGGAGAATACCGCAAGAGAGTGGCGAACAGGTAAGTGGAACATGACGGACTTGTGGGTCAACCTTATGGCCAAACACGAGTTTAATCCACCACACCGACACGGAGGCGATCTATCATTCGTGATGTTTGTTGATGTCCCATATCAGATTGAGGATGAACTTAACATGTATCCGGACACTAGTGCATCTTGTTCTGGCCATTTTTCTTTTCAGTTTGCCAACATGTATGGTGATCTGTGTGAGAAATTTATTCCAGTAGACAAGTTGTACAACAATAAGATGTTTATGTTTCCGTCTAAACTAAAACATTGTGTCTATCCATTCTACACTAGTGATGAGTTTCGTGTCACTGTCTCAGGTAATTTAGAAAGGGCTTGACAACTCCTTACGCATCTGGTATCATGGGTGCATTTATATAAATTCGGTTTAACTTATGAAAAAACTTTTACCCTTATTTTTATTAGGTGGTTGTGCTTCTAATCCTCATCTCGATTTGAGTAGAGGTAATGGATATGGTAACGAATATTGTCCCACAAGCG